CTGTTACTTATATTTGAGTAATTACTTGCTGACATATTATTATCCTTAAAAAAGTATAACAATATTTATCGTTTAAAGTAGTTGAATATCGGTTACGTTCATAACACGAAAACTACGCCATTCGCTTTTGTCTAAACACCATACGCTTAAAGTTTCTGGCTTGTACAACCGTGTAGTTTGATGTTCTTCTGTAACCACACGAGCCGGCATAGCTTCTGTACGCAAGGTACAAGGCATAGTTCGAGCTGTACCATCTACTTTGGTAAATGTTACAGCACAATCATGCTCACTTAACATTGAGCGTAGATAACGATTACGTGCGTCTGCATCTAGTAAGGCTAAAAAAGTTTCTATTTTACTCATTCAGATCCTTCTTTACGATTACCGCGAGTCTTGTTTCGTAGGTTAGCAGACACGGCTGCAGTCAAACTTTTATAATGACCTCTAAGTCTATTTTTATCTGTTACTCGAGTTACAGCAAGTTTATCTTCTTTTGTTAATAATACTGCTCTTGGATCATATGCCATTTTAATTCCCTTTAAGTTTTCTACATTGTTCTTGGACTGCAATGGGTACATCTGGATGCCAGCCGCCAATTAACATACGACAATCATAACGGACTGTAATAGTTTTTGATTCAGTATAATGCATTAGGGTAATAAAACTTACCATAGTTACTGCTACACCTGCGGAAATTGCCAATAAAAATTTCATTAGTCTTCTTTAAAGTCTACCACATTACCGTCGGCATCTGCACAGATAATACGTGAATAACCGTTGCTATTGGTAATTTCAATCGGACCCCAAACCCACCATTCAGTTTCATCCTGGTACCAGGTATCTTCTTCACGATCTTCTAGATCATAGACGCCGTTTTCATCTATAAATTCTTCAAGCTCTTCTTTGGCCGCTTCATCGAGTACGGTGATGTCAACATCATACCAGCAACCACCATCATCCATGCTAACCAGTTCTACCTCTTCGATATTATTACCTGAACAATCTAACATATTGATACTGTCTCGTGCACCATTGCCATCGGGTACTTCCACAAATTCGAACTCAGGCGGATTCTCGTCTGTAGTTTCTACAGTCCATTCGCCCCAACGGAAACCGTTAGTGACAGTAATTCGTCCCTCGCCTTTACTTTGAATCCAATATTCAATTTCTTGACAAGATTTTTTATAGTAGGTTTTAACAGTCCATTGTGCCATGATTGCTCCTTAGTTATCCAAGTCCATTGTGTTCCACTCTTTGACTACAGCAAGAAGTTCTTCTTCTGTGTTACACATAATCTTAGCAGTTTTCCAATCTTCTTTTTTGTCACGACCGCTGATCTCAATCATCCAGCCATTGTCATAACGATTGAGGGTAATGTTTTCATTTACTTTTGCTAATTTGCTTAATTTTGTTGCCATGTTATGTCTCCTAAAATTGATATTATATGTTAATTTTTACTTGTTGTCAAGTTTTTTCTTTATAGTCCAAGTACCATCTTTATTGTCAATCCACTCAACAACATCACTTGGTTTCCATCCGAGCTCTTCGCAGGCTTCTTTAATATCTATTACTAACTCACCGTTGTCATCTTCAACAATAGTTTTAATCCAGTGGTATCTGCTCATTGTGCGGCCTTGGCAATCTGTTTATATCCTTCCCAACTTGGATGGACCCGGTCTGGCTGTAGGCCAGTGATGGGTAATACAGTATCGCCCCAGTCAGTGGCCACACGTCGTACAATCTCTTGGATGTTGGGTTTAATAGCGGGTAATATCCAATACACACGATCAGCACGGGCGTTGGCACGAATAGCTCTGAGTTCGGCTTCGGTTTGTATACCCGCATAATCATTACTGCCAAGGCTGATAATAACCGTATGGGCCCGTAGTTCCTCAAGGCCATAACGTCTATTCCATTGAGCTGAGTTCCATCCACTCTTGGCCATGACAGCACATTCGGGTTTGAAGGTTTTTGTACCCACTGCTATGCTGTCACCTACGATTAAACATTCTAACATTATATTTTCTCCCCGGCTGTAAATCCTCTAAATCCTTTGAACCGTGGAAACCTTAGACTGTATGATCCGTCTTGGTTTTGCGTAACAGCGTCTGCACGTACTTCCACAATGCTACCAACGAGACTATCGCGACCGGCCCAATACTCAATCCTATTATCATCTGTGAGTCCGCTTCCGACATTGGTCCTAATAAGTTTACCATCATCTGTTCCTTCTACAATTAATGCACCCAATCGGCCTAAATTTTTACCAGTGCCTTCTTCGGTGCCTACTACTGTTAAACTAACTTCAATAAATGGTTTTAATTTCAACCACGCTACACTACGCTTACATTCGTATACAGCCTCGGGATTTTTAATCATGATACCTTCGTATCCACCCGCTACTGCTAATCGATTAATTTCCGAGAAACGTGCCTGTCCTTCTGCTGAGTCCAGGTCAACTAATTCCTGTCCCACAACTGTAACACTAGGCATATTATTTGCAAAAGGAGCAAACCAAGTCTGTAAACTATGACTACGATCTATTTGGCGATGTTCGCCCAAGCCATTTTTGAATTCACGCAGGCTTATGATGTCAAACAAGTTAAGAACAGCATCGCTACTTTCTACATCAGTTTTGCGATGTACTTGACGCATAAGGTCTTGGAAGTTAGCACTCATTACTTCGCCATCTAATACCATTGGTTCAGCAAAGAATTTGCTATGCTTGGCCAACTGCTGTTTAATATGTGGAAAGTTTACCAGCTCTTTGCCATTACGGCTATACTGAGTAACATCGCCGTCTGGATGAACAATAGAGATAACTCTAACGCCGTCCAGTTTAACTTCAATGAGCTTCTTTCCTGAAACTTTTGATTCGTGATTACTACTATCATGAGCAAGTTGACAACTGAACACAGGGATACTATAGTTAGCATACGTTTTCTCCGTAACTGAATTGATTGTTTTTTCACTTACACCACAGCGTAAGTCTTTAATTAAGATTCTGCGATACCACTGATTCCACTCTTGTGGAGTGGCTTTTTGAAACATATGATTGATTGCTATTTGTGCGGCATTGCCAGTCACTCTACGCTCGGCTAAATCTTGAGCAGTTCGCCAAAATGTTTCTGGTCGTAACCCGGCACCTGTACCGGTAGTTTTTTCTGGAACTTGTCGAACACCGTAGGTAATCATACTATCCAGTGCCGCCCGGGCCCCGCGAAAGAACTCATCGTTGCCAGTTTCTGCTTCACGTGCTACAACAGATTCTTTAAACAAGCGACTGTTATCACTTTCTAATTCTGCAACAACTTCCCACGGTTTTAACATTCCGACTCCTAAATTTTTAATATACTACTATTATAACACTTTGGCTATTATGGGTCAACCGTTTTTAGTAACTGCCTGCACTAATTGTTCAATGCGTCGCTCACGATACTTGCCAATATTTGTTTCTAAATCCATGGCATGACCACGATAATGTACGACCAAATCTTCGGCCAAATCGTCAAGTTCTTTGTCAGTCAACTCAGCTATAGTTTCAGCTAATGCAATAATTCTTATATCGTCACACATCGTTGTACTTTTCTATAGTAAACGTTCCAGTAGTAGAAAACTCATGTGGAGTTTCATCGTGCGGGTCAAAGTCTTTGGATTTTTTATGTGGCTCAAGTCCTGTCTCTTCTACTCCGTCTTTGTACCATGTGGTAACTTCATCCTGGTTCTCACGTTCTGATTCGGCCATGCTTTCGCTGATGCCATAACTTTCATCTAAGTCTTTCGGAATAGTCTGTTGCACATCACCTGAGTCCATGTCCGACAAATTATAACATTCATCGCCACATTCATCATAGATACCGCAGAATGCCATACCTGATTCGTAGTAGGTTGCATAAACTGTAAAGCCAAGATCCTGTAACCGTTCATATGCGGCAACGGGTGGCGACCATGCCGAGTCAAAGTAAACAACAAGTTCATGGTCAGTTATGGAGTTGATACCTTGATCGTCGCCCACGTCCCACTTAGTACCCCAATTGCTTACACACCATTCGTAATTCCATTCACCACCGGGGGTAGGAACAAATTCATTTATGAACTCTCCGCGAGCGAACGCATCTCGAGCACGAACTATCATTG